AGTATCTGCCGAAGGAGTGGAAACCCTCCGCCAGCGGCAAGCTCAAGAAGGGCGCGGTGGCGAATATCACCTACTCGCAGAAGGGCGGTTTCACTGAAAACAGCTTCGTGCTGCCGAATGGCTCGCAGTGCTGGTTCAAATTCTATTCGATGGATGTCACCTCGATTGAAGGCGCTGAGTTGAATTTTGTATGGGCCGACGAATTGGTGACGCCGGACTGGCTCGAAGCCCTGCGCTTCCGCTTGCTCACGCGAGACGGTGAACTCGGCATCGGCTTCACGCCGGTGGAGGGCTACACCACCACCGTCAAAGAATACCTCGACGGCGCGAAGACGCTGGAGGAATGCGACGCCCCGCTCCTGCCGCGCTACCGCGAGGGCAGCCTGATCGGCGTGGAGCAAGTGCCGCGCATCCAGCAATGCACCAGGGAAAAGGCCCGAGTGGTTTATTTTCACACTTCGGACAATCCCTATGGAAACCCCGAGGCCATGGAGACGGAGCTACGCGGGAGCAACCGCGAGCGAATCTTGATGCGTGCCTACGGCGTGCCGACCAAGGCGCGGATGTCGATGTTTCCGAAATTCCGCGAGAATGTGCATGTGGTGCCTGCGGACAAGGTGCCGGGCGATGGCACGGTCTTTCACTTTGTGGACCCCGGCGAGGGCAAGACATGGGCGATGCTTTGGATCCGCTACACGCCGGATGGCCGGTGCTGGATTTACCGCGAGTGGCCCGACCAGTTCGACTACATCGAGGGCGTGGGCTACCCCGGCGCGTGGGCCGAAGCGGATGGCAAGCTGCAAGACGGCCGCCCTGGTCCCGCACAAAAAGCCTGTGCGGGTTTTGGCTTTGAGGATTACAAACGAATCATCGACGCTGCCGAGAAAGCCGATGCGGGCTTCGTCCCGGGAGAAATACCTGTCGGATACAAACGCGTAATTGAAGCCACTGAGCGAACTCACTCTATTGAGGTTGCCGAGCGTTGGATGGATAGCCGCTATGGCAACACGCCGACGATGACGCAGGAAGGCGTGCGAACCCTCATCGAGCAATGCAGCGACCGCATCGGCCTCGACTTCCGCGCCACCAGCGGGCAGGCGATTGTGGAAGGTGTCACGCTCATCAACGATTGGCTCGCCTACAACGAAGACGCGCCAGTGGATGCGCTGAACTCGCCTCGCCTCTACATCTCTGAACGCTGTCAGAATCTCATCTACGCGCTCAAAACATGGACCGGTGCCGATGGCAAAAAGGGAGCGACAAAGGACTGGATCGACATCCTCCGCTACATCACGCTCTCCGGCGTAGGCTACGAAGACCCCGCCATGCTCAGAGCCCGCCCAGGAGGCAGCTATTGACACCCTCACCCTATAATCAAAGTCGCATGAAACTTCTCCGCCGCCGCGATGTCATGGCCCGCTTGGGCGTCACTGCAAAGCAAATAACCAAACTCATCGACTCGGGCATTCTTCGCCCGATCTGCAAACGCGGCTGCCGCGCCTGGTATCGCGCCGCTGATTTAGAAAAACTCGCATGAGCACCAAGCGCACCGACAACCACGGCAGCCTTTCCCGCAACAAGAAAAAGGAAAAGAAAACGCAACCGACGCACAAAGGCTCCTGCACGATTGAGGGCCGCGAGTATTGGATCAGCGCGTATGTGAACGAAAGCCGCGATAGCGGTGAGAAGTATTTCAAGCTCTACTTTGAGCAGAAGAAACCCCGCGAGGAATCCGCCGCAGAGCCAGTCGCCGTGCCGCTTTCCGAGTCTCCTGACATTCCTTTTTGATGAGTGCTGAAGATTTGCAAGCCGCATGGTGCGTGCCGCCCGAGGAACTCTGGTTCCGCAGCGTCATCGCAAAAATAAACGACGCCATCGAAGACGCCGCCGAGATCACCTGCATGTGGCAAACCGCACAGAACCCCGGCCTGCTCGCCCACAGCGCAGGCGGCTTGGAAGCCCTTCGCACCTTGCGCGAAGAGATCGAGCGCACCCGCGCCGAGGCATTCGAGTCGAAGAAATAATTACTATGGAAATCTACATTCTCTCAAGCGCCTTCAGAGGCAACGATCGCGGCCTGCCAGATGCAGCCTTTAAAACCAAAAAAGCGATGATCGCCTACATTCGAAAAGAATTTCCAGACGCGAGGGGAACAAACCGCATGGAGAAAAACGAACGTTATTGGGAGGACGAAACCATGTGGTATAGCGCCGAAAAAATCCCGCTGCTCTGAGCATTTCGGTGGAGTCGCCGATATGATCCCGACCATTTTCCTGACGCCGGGAAAATGGTTTTCCCCTCCTCCGTGCTCTCCGTGTCCTCCGTGGTAAAATCTTTTTAGCCCCCGTTAGCCCCCATTTAGTCCCGTTAGCACCCGTTGCGCCCGCAGCCTCTTCCGCTCTGCAAATTTGGCGGGCAGATTCCGATTCAAAGCGAGTGCTGAACTACTCGCCGCCTGCGCGTGGAACCCGTGCGTGCTGGCAACCACCTTAGTTCTGACACCGCGACTTGGACGCAACACAAACCATGGAACAGACAGAAACAGCATTCAGCATCGGCGAAGTCATCGACGCGCTGGGAGTCAAGCTCCCGACCATTGATGAGACTCCGGCGGCCCCCGAGGCCGACCAGGAAGCAGTCGCGGATGAGACCCCTACTGACAACACCCCAGAAGATCAGCCCGAAGACGCCGATCCCGCCGAGTCCACCGAGGATTCGTCTGATCCGTCCGATTCGACTGAACAACCCGAAGACGCCACCGAGGAAGACGCCGACGAAGAGCCCGCCGAGGAAGACCCTGAGTCTGCCGAAGCCCCCGCCGTCAAGAAGCTCGCCAAGCGAGTGGACAAGCTCACCGCCCGCGCCAAAAGCGCCGAGGAGCAAGCCACCAGCCTGCAAGCCGAACTCGCCGCCGCCAAGGATGCGCTCACTCGCGCCCAGCCGATTGTATTGCAAGATGCAGCCGACCCGCTGGCCGATGTGACCAGCGCCGAAGCCCTTGAAAGCCGCCTCGCCGCAGCCAATACCGTGCTCGACAATGTGCCCGATCTCATTGCGAAGGCCGAATACGAAGGCGGCGAAGTGGAAGTGGATGTGGGAAACGGCAGCACCCGCAAGTTCACGAAGCAAGAGCTTCAAGAGCGCCTGCGAGTCGCCCGCCAGATTCTCAAGGCCGAGCCCGCCCGCCGGAACTACCTCGCCCAGCGCGAGAGTTTCCAGCACGAAGCCCGGCAGGTTTATCCCGAGTTGTTCCAAGAAGAATCCCAAGCCCGGCAGATGATGATGGCTACGCTCCAGGCGTATCCCGGCATCGCCAAGCTACCGAATCTGGAGCTGATCATCGGTGACGCCATTCGTGGCCAAGCCCTCCGTTTCCAACAAGCCGAGGCCATCCAAAAGAAAGCCACCACAACCAAGGCCAAGCCTGCCGCACCGGCAGCCGCTAAGCCAGCCGTAGCTCCGAAGGTTGTCAGTCCCTCAGCCGCACCCAAGACCAAATCCCAAGCCGACCCGCTCGAAGCGTTGAAGAAGTCTGGAAACCGTGATGCCGCCGAAAACTTCGTCGCCTCACTTTTCAACTAAACCAAACCCAATGATCCATAAATTCTAACCCCCAAAAACCACTACCATGCCAGCTACCCCCATCACTACAGTCAAAGGCCAACGCGAGGATCTTTCCGACGCGATGGTCCTCATCGAACCCGGCGACACCCCCCTGTTCTCCATGTGCAAAAAAGCCAAGGAGCCAGCCAATGTGCTCTTCCAGTGGCCCGCCGACCGCTACAACGACCCGCAAACCGCAGGCGTTCTTGCTAACGATGATGTTTCTTCTTTCGACGACCAGCACGCCAACCGCGAACTCCTTTCGGGCCGCATCCAAAAAACCCGCCGCAGCTTCCAGGTCGATGATCTCGTGGAGCAAGTCTCTGATTTGGCAGGTGTTGGCAAAAAGCAAGCCTTCAACAAGGCGGCTGCCAAGGCCCTCGTGGAATTAAAGATCGACATCGAAGCCATCATGGGCTCCGACAACGACAGCCAGGTTCAATCCGGCGCAAACCCATACAAAACTCGCGGCATCGGCGAATGGATTAAAGCCACCGCGCAGGCCGATACAGCCACCGCCGTTCCCGCCGCGTTCCGCACCCCAGCCGCTTCGATCAACACGACTGCCACTACTTCTCTCACCGAGAACAATGTCATCGATGTGCTTCAGTCCATCTACGGCGTGCGCCGCGCTCGCCGGAACTACGACCTCGTTTGCGGCGTCGCCCTCAAGCGTGCGTTCACAAACTTCATCCGCACTCAGACTGGCTCGACGAATGTCATGTCCACCGTGCGCACCTTCAACAGCAATGTTGAGGACAAAAAAATCGTGAACACGATTGATATTTATGAAGGTGACTTCGGAATTTTGAGCCTTCATGTGTCCACCTACCTCGCCCATGGCGCGGCAGCAGCCGTCTCGGCCGCTCGCGGATATGTGCTCGATATGGACCTCGTTTCCATCGGCTTCAATCGCAAGCCTCGCATGGAAGAGCTCGAAGACCGTGGCGGGGGCCGCCGTGGCTTCTGCGACGCCATCTTCGGCGTAGCGGTCTCGAACCCGCAGGTTCTCGGAAAATTCGCGGCTACCGCGTAATCCCGCCCCCCAGCCCTTGCCGGTGGCCCCTCGTCTCAGGACAGGCCACCGGCAACCGGGGCTCCCCTTTTCAATAATGGAAATACTCAAAGAAGCGTTAAGCGACATCCCCGGCGAAGTGGCCGAGGGGGTAAAGAACGAGCTCCTCGCCCAGTGGAACTCCAAGGCCGTCCAAGCCGACGCCCGCCAGCACCTCATCGCCGCCGACCACGCCAAGCAAGACCTCCGCGCCATCGAGGGCGTAGGCGC